GGTATAGGGACGGCCATGTGGCAAATTAAAAAGCACCTGAATCATTCAGGTGCTTTTTTTGTGTCCCCGCACAGGCTCGAACTGTGGACCCGCTGATTAAGAGGGCAGCAGGTCACGGTTTCAAATTCTGCTTTTACTGACAGAGAGGCGGTTGAATATAATCAAAAGAACCTATATAGGTCATCTTCGGTCAGTTTTCGGGGTCGGTGTTCCGGGTGGTGTTCCGGGTTAATCCGTTTTTATCGCCTTGAATGTGACCTTTATCTCCTCTTCGGGTACACCCTGAGCCCGGGCGATCTTGGCGAGCAATTCCAGCTGAGCCCATTCGTATAGCGCCCGCTGTTTTGATCTGGTGGCGCCTGCAATAATTAGGTAAAGAACGCCGGCACTTACGGCAGCGCCTACCATGTAAAAGAAAATAAGATCCTGATTCATAAAGCGGTTTTTGATTAGAAGTTGTCGGATTGTTTTTCGATATGGTCCTTCGCGGCCAACATAATTGAAAGTATCTCTTTGTCGACATTGGCCAGAAAGACCTGGCCGGCGGTTGATCCGGGTTTGTTCATCCAATCCATTGGTTCAAAATCATATTCAGAACTGTGTCTGGACCCTAGATCATAAATTTGTATCCTATATTTCCGATCTCTGCAGCTGACCTTAATCGTAAATTGAACCGAATTTAAGGGCGAAGCGCTACCATCGCTGATGCGAGTTGAGAAAGTCGCCTTACCCAGTAGTTCACCACCCTCCTGATCATCTATCTGCAAGATGGTTTTTGAATCATTAAACTTTTCGGCAAACCACGTCTTCGCAGAAGCGAATATCTCACTTTTCTTTTTCGACAGGGGAGAATCTACCATCTCGTAAAAAATTTTACCATCCCTTGAGGGCAGGAGTTTTCTGTCCGAGGCCGACTGAGCAAAATTTGTAAAGGGGAGTAGCAAGAACAAATAAAGGATTTTATACATGTTTAATGGTTTAACGGGCATGTGTACGGTCAACACCTTAGATTAACTACCGACATTTTTATTAAGAGAAAATATGTACCTAACTGTTTGGTGGTTTAAAAAAATCCCTATATTCGTCCTCCGCGGATAAATCTTATCCCACTTTAAATCTCCTCTCATCGGTCAAACTTTACCTCCAGAAATGGCGGCCTGATTAGTAGCATAGTCAATAACCCCATTTTTTACAAACCACAAAAAAGACCTAACCGTCTATGAAATTGCATTGTCAAACCTGTCAACTACGGGATGAATGCGCCGGTTTTAAGCTCCCTTACCATCCCCCAGTTTCCGCTTGTCTTTTACCGTTGGATGAACTTGACCTTTTACCGGAAGAGGAGCCTGGGCGCTTCGAATTTCCCGAAACTCATGAAGAAACCGAGTTATCGCCTTATTCTGACCTTTCGACAGTTTATCAACTATTGCCAGAACCTCTTTTAAATTGAGATCCATGGTGGCCTGGATATCCTTCCGGGCCATCTCTTCCTGCATTTTCTCTAGAATGCGGACCTGAATTTTAAGGGTTTCCGCCTGTTCTTTACGGGCCTCAGACTCGTTTTTTAACGCCAACGAAAGCACGGATATTATCTCCTTTGCCGAAAGGTCCGAAACCTCCCCGTAAGACGTTTCTGGCTCACTAACCGCATTTGGAATAGTTTCCAATATCTTCAGCCAGTTTGCCAACCTAATGTAGTCCTCAGGATCGCTCGGCTTTGTCCCCTTCTCCCATTTGTAAATATTTGCAGCACTGACTTTCAGCTTTTTAGCCAACTCCTCGGCTGAGAGCTTTTCAGCTTTACGCTTATCTCTTATTTGTTTACCTAAGTCCAACAGGATCAATTTGTTATTAAAATTTATTGGAAAACATTCCAATAAATTTGGAAATTTGGAAAGTTTTCTAAATCTTTGTTTTGCAATCAACGTACGAAACGAATATATGAAAGTTAAGCAAAAGATACTGGACGAAATCAATACCCCGCAGGTGCGCACCCAGATCGCCGTGCTTGTAAAGACCGGCGAAAATAATGTCGCCATCGCGATGCGTAGGAATGCGGATAACGGCCGTATGACGAAGATGGATTTTTTGCAGGCTATTTCTCAGGTATCGGGTATCGCTGTCGGTGAGATACTGGAGCAGGATGAGCAGGAGCAGGTACCACAAAGCTAATACCCACTTTCCACAAATGCAACCCCGTTAAAAACTACTGTATATGAAGGACTTTTTCAACCACCACTCCGTCGACCAGTTCCCGCAGCTGGATGAGCTCCCTGCCTGGGATCAGGCACTGGATAGCTTCCGGATGCTGTTTCCTTTATACCCTACAGCTGCTCACGTCGCTGAGGATGGAAAGAGCATGCAATACCGTCTCCGCGGTACGAAGCTCATGGACAACTACCTGAAGATGGCCCGGCTGGTCATCAGGACCCACCAGCTGCCGCTGGAGGCCTCTAACGACGGGTTCGCGATCGGCGACGTCGTTTTCGAAGATAACCTGGTTATTACCTATGTCGGAAAACAACGATAAGCTCATTCGCAGGGTGGAAGCCCTCGAGGCCCTCTTCAACGAGGGTCAGCAACTCACTTCTCGTCTGAAGCAAGAGCTGGCTCCTGTCGAGGCGCCAGCTCGCCCGAAGGGGTCCCGCACGCGGCAGCCATCGAAGGCTGAGCTGGCGGTGATGAAACGTAATAAACGAATCCAGCGATGAGCCAGGTCTATGCGCTTGTGTCGAACGAGGCCTTTCGCCGGGTAGTGCAGGACTTCGCATGTGGCAAGGGAAAGGTGGTGCTGACCGAACAGGAAATGTACATCGCCCTGGTCAACTATACTGATTACGCTAAAATCCTTAACTGAGTAAGATGAAAGACTCAACCGTATTTAAAGGCTTTATTCTCCTGTTCGCCTTACTGGCCTGTATCGCGTTCTGGCTCTGGCTGTTCGGGCAAGGATGGCCGCTGGGTGTGGCTGCTCTCTTCTTCTGTGTGCTCCTGCTGGTAGCCATATTCTTTTTCAGATCATCCAAAAAGTTCAATCTGTGATAAAGTTCTATCATGAGTGCGTCGTGCTCTCCTACCATGCCGTCGCGATCGGGATCCTCGCACTGCTCTTCTTCGGGATGCGGTTGGAGAAATGGAGGTACAGCCGGATCTCGTCCCGGCACTGGAAGATGATACGCGAGCAAATGACCCCGGAAGAGATGAAGGATATAGAGGAGGAGATCAGGGACAGAAGGGCGAGAAAAAATTAGCCCTGGACGGCTTCAAGGCCAAGGTTCTGATACACAGCGGAACGGCGCTATATCCGTAGTTCTTTTCATCCGCCCGATGCGGAAACCTTTCGATACAGATGGCCGGCTGCGTTATGCCGGTCATTATGGGGAATTAGCACAAGGGTAGTGCGGCTGCTGGGTATAATCGGACACTGCAGCGGGTGGGAGTTCGACCCTCTCATTCTCCACAAACCGATTGGCGGAAGTTTCGATCTCCTGGATTAGGTGCGGGGTTGGAGAATCACCCTGGGCCGCGTACCAGAAAGACGGATTCCAATCGCCCTGAGACAACAGGGAATCCCGCAGACGTGCGGGAACTGGACGAATAGCTCAGCTGGTAGAGCGGCGGCTTGAAGAGCCGCGCGTCCCTGGTTCGATCCCAGGTTCGTCCACTCCGCCGTATTGGCGGACGCTGTCCGGAATGGTGAAGCCCGGCAGCAATTCACTCGGAAGATTGGCCGACCGTCGGATCGCGAGTCCGGCGGTCATTTTTCAGCGACTCGCTTCTATATATACGACCGGAATGGGGCAGAAATCCACTGGTAGCCTGCCGGTCCTTTTAAAAGTTTTTCTACGGTTTAGAATTTAGGGGTTAAAGTCCCCGCTGATCTCGGTGGGGTACGGTCGTCGGTGATGCCGGCGGCCACATAGGGGAATAGTTCAACGGCAGAATGGCGGATTCCAAACTCGCCGATACAGGTTCGAATCCTGTTTCCCCCTGCTCTTTATATGGCAAGAATCGTTAGACGCGGCCGGTTTCTACCGGCTGCCTTTTAAAAATGCATCACTATGCAAATAGACGCAGTTCGGGTTGAAAACAAGATGGCAGTGTGTAACCTGTATACCGGTGACCGTTGTGTGAGGATCCTGATATCAGAAGCCGATTACTGGTATCTCATCAGGGACGGCTTTTTTATCCGGGATGGCAGGACGCTGGATAGTGCAGGTGTGATGAATACCACTGCCGAGTACCGCCAGATCGAATATGAACACGGCCGGCCGCAGCTGAAGTAGTAGACCCGCCGGGACGGTTACCCGGTTCTACATATATGCGCAACAGGTTCCCAGATGAGCTAAAGCTCACCGGCATCGGTCCGGGCGATGAAGAAGATGACGAGGACTAGATCCCCGTCAGTTGGTTGAAAGTTTTAAGTGAAAGGCCCGGAGTAATGGCCGGGCCTTTTTTAAACCGCATTATTATCATCATCTATAAAAAGTAGCAATTATGCCCATCGTTAAAGCAAATGAACCGCTCGGCCCCCGACCGGTTATTATCGCCTGGTACGGCGATCCCGGTATCGGGAAAACGTCCCTCTTCAACACCTGCAGGACACCCCTGCTGATCGACGGCGATCGCGGCGTCAGCCGTTCGATCCTCCGCAAAGACACATTGATCCCGGAGAATTGGGACGAAGTTCTGAAGTATGAAAAGGAGGGAGCCTTTAAAGGGTACTCGACCATTGGCATCGATACTCCCAAGGCCATCCTGGACGACTTCCTCCTGTCGTATGTCATCAAGAACGACCCCAAGCTGCAGCGCAATAAGCTCGGCGCCTTTGGAGAAATTGGAAATGAGTTCAAGCTCTTTACCAGTAACCGAAGGCAGGACCTGGCTGATCTGGCGATCATCTGTCATGCCCGCAAGGATGAGGATGCCAAGCGCATGATCCCCGACGTCACCGGGCAGTCGCTCAACCTGATCCTGCGCATTGCCGATATGATCGGCTACTATACCGTCCACAATGGCCGGCGTATGCTCTTCTTTGAGCCGACGGAAACGACTTTCGGAAAAAACGTCGCCTGTCTTCCACCCATCGAGGTGCCGGACAAAAATGATCCGGCCTTCCGGACATTCATGGCAGACATTTTCGAGAAGGTCCGCGAGGCAATCGCTTCCCAGAGTGAAGAGCAGCTGGAGGCCACCAGAAAGTCCGCCATCTATCAGGAGGAGGTCGCAGTCTGCGAAAACCCCGATCAGCTGACCGCGCTCCTGGAGGAGGTCAATGCCCTCCCTGATTATCTACGGATCCCACTGAAGAAAGTTATAGTCGAGAAGGCGAAGGAAAAAGGCTACGTCGCCAATAAGGAAACCAAACGCTACGAGCTACCCGCCGGCCAGCCCGCAGCTACCAGCTCCGGTCAGGCTACTGCTGCTAGCGAGGGCGCGGATGCAGGTCAGGGAGCCAGCCAGTCCGGCGGCGTAGGCGCCTCTGCTCTGGACACGTCTTTCGAAGACCGCTGCAAGGTGATGGCCGGGCTCGGCGTAACGCTCGACCAGGACCTCGCGCACGGGTTTGATCTGACCTTCACCTACGACGAGATCGCTGACTGGACCGAAGACCAGTATCTCGATACCATGGCAAAGATCAACGAAGCAAAGAAGGCGGCAAAGAAACCAGCCCGCACCCGTCCGGCCAGTGTCGCCCGTTAACCCCATTTATCAACCCGCAAACTATTATATGTCAAAGAAAAGCAATAAACAGCCGGAGCTCCTTAATGAGACTCCGGCTGTTGTAACCAATAGCCTGCCCGGCGATCCTGCAGGTGCTACCCCTGATATCATGGATGAGACACCCGACACCCTCAGCGCTGACATGCGGAAATTCAACCGTTCGCAGGCCATGGTCAGCCTGGTCGTCGGTAACCTCAAGGGCATTTCCGTTATTACCGACGCTGCAGGTGTCGACAAGGCGCAGCTCTTCCTGAAGGAAGCAGCATCCGTCGAGAAGGCTATCGACAAAAAGCGCCTCGAGCTCAGCAAGCCCTACCGCGACCAGGTGGACCGGATCAATGATTACGGCAAGGACCTCATTAAGCCGATCGGGCCGGAACAGATCCGAGTAAAGAATGTCATTCTTGCCTTCCACAAGGAGCAAGAGAAAGAGGCACTGAAAAAGCGTGCCGCGATTCGCGAGACCGAACTGGAATCTTTGGTCCTTCCTTTTTTCCAGTCCGGACACGGCATTCTTGTTCCCCACTATTGGGACACTGATACTGCATGCGCGATCTATCGCCGGGATCTCGAGGAGGCCTCCGATGAAACGTGGCGGATGATCATCTTTAATCTGACAACTGCCCGTACCCGGCATCAGATTGCCCAGCTGAAGGCATTGGAGCAGGAAAAAGAAGGCGCCGACTTCTTCGGCGATGATACGGCAGTAGCTGCAGTCCAGATCAAGATCGATGAGGCTAAGGCTGCACCCGTCCTTGCGGCACCGACGACCGTTACCACCTACGTCGCTCCGAAGACCAAAGGCCTGACCAAGCGCTGGCAATTTGAGGTGACGGATGCCAGCCAGGTCCCACGCGCCTATCTCGTCGTCGCTGAGGCGCTGATCCGCGCCGCGGTCAACGACGGCGAACGGTCCATTCCCGGTGTCCGCATCTACGAAGAAGAGAGCATTTCCATCCGCTAATTCCAAAATTCCATACAAGTGTACCGATTATCTGTAACGACCGTCGAGAAGTTCCGCCGCTATATCAAAAGCCTCAGCGCCCGGGACAACGAGGAGGAGCTGATCCAGTCCATCAAGGGTATTTTCAAAGGCAACGAAATGACCGTCGTCGGCGAGGCCTACCACAAGATCATCGAGGGTGAAGCGATCGTCCTCGACAATGGCCTGCTGGTCGAGCTGGAGCGGGATGGCGCTATTACCCGCTTCTTCTTCACGCCTGAACAGGTTGAGCCGGCCCTCGCGTTCCGCGACCGCCATCCCCACATGATCCACGAGATCCCGGTCAGCAAGGTCTACCAGACTAAATACGGCCCGATCGAGCTGCGTGGACGGGTAGACGGTCAGGAAGGGCTGGAGACAGAGGATAAGAAGTGTAAGTTCAGCCCGGTGCACGATCAGGATTACATCGATAGCTTCCAGTGGCGGTACTACCTCGATATGCTGGTGACCGATACCTTCTTCTATGACGTCTTTGAGGTCAGGGGATATCAGGGGATCGTATCGGGTCCTTATGATCCGGAAACCGGGCCAATCTATCAGATACCCGGCGCCAGCTTCCATGCCCACGACCGGATTCCCTGCCACCGGTACGCCTATCTGGGCTATGACTGCCTGACGATGCTGAACGACTTCCTGGACTATATCGAACTGCGGCAGCTGTGGAACTTCCTGAAAAAGTCGGAGGTCCCGGTATGCTAGTCACGATCAATACGGACGCCTCTTTCAATCCAGACCTCCGGATCGGCGCCTTTGCCTTCTGGATGGTCTGCAATAACAACCGTCTGTTTGGCGCCGGCGTCCTGAAGGGAATTATCCAGAACAGTCAGGAGGCTGAATTTAAGGCTGTTCTTAACGCGCTTCACTACCTCAAGGATAAATCTCAGTGGTCGGGCATAACGAAGGCTATCATCAACACGGACTGCATGGACGTGGTTCATTGTGTTAACGGGACTAGGAAGCCAAGTAAGTGGGCTATTGAGGTCCAAAAACATTTCACAAAGGTCAGGGCTGATCTCCGAATCCATATCGAAGCCCGGCATGTCAAGAGTCACTCCGGCACCGATGAGAAGCGTAAATACGTCAATGACTGGTGCGACCGCAAAGCAAAGTGGGCATTACAATCACTCATAAACCAATCGAAATGAATTTTCTCTTTTTTGACACCGAAACGAACGGCCTGCCTAAAAGCTATGGCGCCTCCTACTCAGATCTTGACAACTGGCCGCGGGTCGCCCAGCTGGCGTGGATCCTCTCTGACGATCAGGGCGAAGTGCTCGCCTCCGGGCAGGATCTCGTGAAGCCTGATGGCTGGGAAATCCCTAAGGAGGATTTTTTTATCGAGCACGGCATGTCGACCGAGCGCAATATCGAGCACGGCATACCCATCCTCGATGTCCTCGAGCCTTTTATGGCAGCGAAGCAACAGGCCGACTTTCTGGTCGCGCATAACATGAGCTATGACCACCCGATCACCTGGGCCGAGATCCTTCGCGCAGGCCTGCAGCCGCGCACCGGGTTGGTGAAGATTTGCACCATGCGCAGGTCGACCAAGTACTGCAACATTCCCGGCAAGCGCGGGCCCAAATGGCCAAAGCTCGAAGAGCTGCACGAGATCCTCTTCGGGAAGGGCTTCGAAGGCGCCCACGACGCAATGGCCGACATCACCGCGACCAAGGACTGCTTCTTCGAGCTGGTCCGCCGCGGTGTCATCAAACCCGAATTGATCACCAATACCGGAGTAAGAGCATGACACCTAAAAACAAACTCGGATTTATCGCCGGCATCTTCCTTGCTGCAGGATTAATAGCTTCCCTGGTTTTCATTTGTAAGCGCGCGGCCCCATCGCTCGGAAAGGACCCCGGCGGTGGGACGGAATATGTAGTAGAACAAATTCTTCCGGATCCATCCCGGTGCAGGTTGTGTCTAATCCAATGGAAAAGCGGTGTGCGTAAAAATCAGCTTTGGTATAACGGCAGTTTCCTGGCTGAGCATACAGGTCCCGGAGAATGGACCCTGAATTTTCGCCTTTACCGTTCCCTGCCGGCTTTCTGGGCTCACGCCGCTGATTCAATCATCTTGGCTGCAGCACTCGGAAACAGGGCTGATTCTCTCGATAATTAACTTCTCACTCATTCGACTCGAATTTTGACCTATGCCTTATATCAAAGAAGACACCTACAGCAATCAGAACCCCTCCAGGCTCTATGCGAAGGCTGGTACCGAGGTCGATATTACCGAAGACAGCCACGGCGTTCTTATTGTCCGGCCAACTGCGGGCGGAGAACGGTTCGCGGTCAACGACTGGGAGATCACCGACGATCCATCCGACTGCGGCAAGGGTCGGTCTATGCGCGAGCTGATGTATGGTTACAAAGGTCCGCTTCCTCCGAAACCAACTTCTTCATCCGCCAGCCCGGCTCAGGGCAGCCTGTTTTAACGCCATGCTCTACCTCGCCTGCGACATACGATCCCTTCTTTATCCTGATCAGCTTTATGGTAAAGCGGGCGCGCCTGTCACCATAGTCAGCGACAGGGGCGGCGTCTATATCGTCGAGCTGAAGGGGGGCTCCCGTTTTTCGGTGTTGCCCAATCAAATGACCGACAAACCTCCGGCGGATGCGACCGGGCCTGTCGCCCTGGTGGAAGATAGACCGCCGGCCGGATCTCGCCGGCCGCACAAGGCTAAGCCGGCTACAGCCAAGGGTCCTCCTGGCGGGATACCGCAGGGGTCGCTCTTTTGAAACGATCGCCTGCGAGGTCCGCCGAGTCACAATTCTTCTTATCCAGTTATCGAACACGCCTGCAGTATGACCGTCAACCAAAAGCACGTCCTTTCTCTCCTGCTCAGTGGACATAAAATATTCGCCCTGGGGCCTAAGACCTTCAGGGTTTGGGATAATAAGAAAAATCCTGTCGCCAACTGCCGGCCGGCCACTTTCGATTGGCTGAAGAAATGGGACCTGCTCCGCCGGAAAGGACAGCTTTATCAGCTCAACAGGAAAACGATCAGATCCCTCCATGGCAACAGCGCCATAAAGCGCATGTATAAGGGCAAACAGGTCAAAGCTGGTCACCGAAATCCCCCCCCCCATAAAAAGCCGGCCTGCGCTACCTCCGAACAGTCAAACAAGTCTTTTTTAATGCTTAAAACACTTCTTTTCAAATGACAGAACTAAAACTCATTCCTCTTGCTGATATAGATATGATCAGCAACTACCGCGACGTCGAACCGGTGACGCCGACCGACGCCGATGTGATCGAACTCTCCAATTCCATTAAGGCCAATGGCCTCCTGCAGGCCGTGCTGGTGCGGCCGCACCCCGCTCAGGCCGGCCGCTACGAACTTATCTTCGGTCACCGCCGGAACGTGGCCGCAGGCCTCGCTGGTTTGAAAAAGATCCCGGCCAACGTAAAGGATGTTTCCGACGAAGAGATCCTCGAGCTGCAGATCACCGAGAACCTGCAGCGTAAGGATGTCCATCCGCTGGATGAGGCCATTGCGTTCGGCTCGCTGATCCGGGATCGGAACTATACCGTGGAGGATATTGCTGCCAGGTTCGGCAAGAAACTCGAATTTGTGGTCCATAGGCTCAAACTCACAGACTTACTACTCGAATTTCACAAGGCGTTTAAAAAAAACCTTCTTTCTGTGGGGCAGGCCTTTGTGATCTGCAGGCTACGGCAGGAGGATCAAAAGAGGCTGAGAAAGGAGTATAAGGATGAGGAGTTCCAAATGACCTCCATCGGTGAGCTGCAGGACTGGATATCCCGAAATTTGCTGCACCAACTCTCCTCCGCCCGTTTCAAAAAAGATGACTCTACCCTGGTACCGAAGGCGGGGCCCTGCACTACCTGTCAGAAGCGTAGCGGGTGTGCGAATCTCCTCTTTACCGATCTGAAGGATGACGACCGATGCTTCGATGCTGACTGCTTCGGGGCTAAGCAAGATGCCTTCTTCATGCGTCAGTTGCAGGATACTATTGAGAACAAGCCTAAGGTACATCTAATTGCAGATGATCCCGGTAAGCTCCCCGCCGCCGTCAAGAAGCTGATCAAGGACATGAGCGTCCCAATACTCGATGACTCCAAATACAAGTGGTATTCAACAGGGAAATACAAAGGTGCAGTTAAAGCTCTCCGTCTTGATGGCAATGCCCGCGGGGAAATCACAACGATCTATGTTGAGGTGCAGGCCACGGCCAAAGCCGCAGACGGGACACCTGCAAAACGAACGGTCAAGGCCATAGAGGAGGAGATCGCCGGCATAAACCAGCGGGCTGGCCGAAAGATCGAGCTGGATTCCCAAAAAATATGGGAGCCAATTAAAAAGCAACTGGATGATCCGGCGATTTTCAGGGGGTGCAACCTGAATTATACCACCACTCTCCAGGCGGAGCGCAACGCCATGGCCTATGCTCTGATCAAAAAAATGAATGGGGACTTCGAGGATGAGGCTGTCTTCGCTGCGGGACTTACAAAAAGCCGGGAGGACTATTGGTTCGGGTTTGATGATGACGAGGATGGGATGAAGTTTGAGAACTGGAAGGTAACGGAAGAGCAGCTGACCCACCTTCTTCGCCTCTTCACCATCCACGAACTGAAAGGAGGGATATCGCCCGCTGAGAGTGAGGGCGCCAGGGTGCTTATGCCCATGATCAAACTGCCCGGCTATAAGCTCGACAAATTTATCGACGAGCTAGAGGCGGAGCAGGCTGAGGAAACGAAAAAGCGCACCGCGCGGACGGAGAAACGGATAACTGCCCTCGAGGCCGAGAAAAAGGAACTGGAGAGCCAGGTGAAAGAGAAGGCCGATAAAAAGGCAGCTTCCACCAAAGGCTCAAAGGCGCAGGCAAAAAAGAAGGGCGGCAAATCCGCCCCTCCCAAAGCTCGCGTTACCCGCAAAAATCACCTCGGCCAGGAGCTTACGACCTACGGTCTGCCTGTCACCGAAGACGACAAGAAAAAATACGGCGATCAAAGCGACGATGTAGGGACCGCCGACTAACCCATTCATTCACACGCTAAAATCCACTTTTTCAACATGAAACTGACAATTTTTTCGAACGAGACTCTTCCGGCCAAAATGGGGGGGGTAGCGCAAGCAAAGCCCGCATATCCTTTTCACCGAAGGGCAAAATATCATTCAGCGTGCAGGCCTGCGATCTCATTGGCCTTAAAAAGGGAGATACTATTTCCCTCGCCCAGGATGATGCCAAACCCGAATGCTGGTATGTATACAAGGATAAGGCAGGCTTCGCGCTGCAGCCGATCGCAAAGGGCGGCCTCACTTTCCACCACCAGGATCTGACAGATCAATTCCTCGGTTGCTGGAATTACGTGGAGGATAAGACCTATAAAACTGCAGTCAACCCTGAGCCGGTGACGATCAAAGGAGATAAATCTGCAACGCAGTACTGGCTGGTAAAGCCAGTGTAACCGCACAAAAAACGCTTATGACGACTGAATACATCCTGCAGCAACTGGCCACCAAATTGGTCAGGATGCGAAAAGCTCAAAAGGATTACTACGCCTATAAGGGCGATCCCAGGGTCGACCGAATGAAAAAGGCCTATCTGGATGAAGCAACCCGTCGCGAGGCCGACGTCGATCGGTTTGTGTCGCAGCTTACGCTTATGGCGCCGACTGTTCTCCCTGCAGGCTGGCAGGATATTGAGTAATCAGCAGTTTTTAATCCGTACCCCCGCCAGATAATCCTATAAACCTATTGAGCTATGGGCAGGGGCAGACCCGTCAAACAAGGTATTTCTTTTTATCGCATGGACGCCGGCCACATCCTTCATCCGAAGGTCCGGCTGCTTTTCAATGAGTTCGACAGTGACGGTTATTATATCTGGCACGCCCTGATCGATTACGCCTATGGAAAGTGGGGGTATTACTTTGATATGAATGACAAGGACGAGCTGGAGCTCTTCGCCTCGGAATACTGTAAGAAAAAGCTGGGCACCATCCAGGAAGTGATCGCCGGGTGTGTCCGTCGTGGCCTATTCGACAGGCGCGTGGCGGATTCGTTTGGGATACTTACCAGCGACATGATGCAGGAGACTTTCCTTATTGCGACGTCTGAAAGGCGTGCTAAGGACTCCCGGTTTAATATGTGCGCGGAATGGCTGCTTCTGGACTTTTCTGAGGAACATCCGAGGAATATAGCAGTTCTTCCAATGAAGAAATTAATTGTTCCTCCGAACAATTCAATTTTTCCACCGAAGAATTCACAGAGAAGAGAAGAGAAGAATAGAACAGAAGAGAGTAGAGAAGATGAGAGTGATACTCCGCCTGCCGGCGGTGACGGGGCTCCCGCCCCGCCGGTCGATCCAAAGGTTATCTGGAAGGGGGTTCCGAGGAACAAAAATGCGATTATCGCCTTCATCACCGAGTATAGGCCGGTCTTTATCGAACCGTACGCCGAACTGTGGAATCTTTTTGCGGCCGATCGCAAGATCCCGCAGGTTTCCCGGCATTCCGATACCCGGAAAAAGAAACTGGCTACGCGCCTGAAGGAAAAGGAGTTCGATTTCGTCAAAATCCTCACGCGCGCCGGGCAGGCTTCCGATTTCCTTCTGAGCCGAAAGTGGTTTTCCTTCGACTGGATCCTCGAAAACGAAAGCAACTACCTGAAGTTACTGGAGGGCAACTACGATAAGTCCGATACGCCCGCCGGCGCGCCGTCTGCTCCGCCGGTCACGATTAAGACGATCGCTGGCCTTTACGCGCTCTTCCTGAATGACCAGCTGCAGTCGAAGGATATTTCCGAGCGGCATACCGATTTCCTGCTGAAGGAAGGGCTGATCGAGCTTGACGAAAGGTTTGTGAACCGGGCGGCGCTGATGCGGGCAAAGCAGCTGGAGGGCACCAACAATGCCGCCGAACTTCGGATGATCGAAGCCTATGGCAGCGGCAAGTGGCCCGCGGATCCGGATTGTCACCAGGATGAACCTAACCGGTTACGCATTGCCAAAAAGCTGGCGCTAATCGACCTTTTTCAGAAACGAAAGGCTTTAAACCTCAAAACCATCACAGGTGCAAGACCCGATTAAAAAATACCCTATTTGGGAAGGACCGAACTCCCCTGCTATTTCCGGCAAGATGATCAGACCCACGATATTGATCGGCATCGATACCGGCGTCAACACCGGCTACGCCGTCTATTCCCGCCCGGAAAAACGCCTGCTGGAAGTTGCCAGCATGAAGATCCACCAGGCGCTGGAAAAGGTCCTGATCATGAAGCGCTGGTACGGTCCGCAGCTGCTGGTGCGACTCGAGGACGCCCGGCTCCGCAAATGGATCCCGCGGCAAAAGACGGAATCGGCGGAGCGCGGCCGGCGGGAAGGTGCTGGCAGCGTCAAGCGGGACGCCTCCATCTGGGAGGACTTCCTGACGGATCAGGGTATCTTCTTTGAGCTGGTCCCGCCGCGAAACAACAGGACGAAGGTTACGCAAGCCTATTTCGCGCGGATCACCGGTTGGGTGGCGCAGGCGAACGGTCACGGGCGGGATGCCGCAATGCTGGTATATGGTCATTGAAGCCTGGATAAACGGCCGGCGGCAAACTTACCGGGTAATACCGGAGGAAAAGCTTCGGGACCTTCCAAATTCGAAGTGGCGGTTCAACGTGGAATATAGGAAAGCATCGTAAAGCAGGCGTTGCTCGAACTTCAGATGGATCTGAGTAAAATATTTAACTGGGATGTCCGGATCGATTACCGGCTGGTATTCCCTTCAAAAGTAAACACCTATGTCGAAGAAGACTAAGCTATACGAGGATACATTGATGAGGAATCTCACGCAGGCCCAGAAAAAGGAGATCAGGATCCTCCAGCAGGAGCTGGTGGTGAAAACGGATGATCGCCGGCGCAAGCAAATGCTGGCCACGCTTGTCCGGCTGGGGGTCGTCCTCCACGAGTTTAATACTGCTACCTACACTCTGGCGGCCGGCTGGGAATCCCGCGACCTTCTGGATGGGCATCACCCTGCGGTCTTCGAGCATGAAAAGGATGTACCGGACGGTCCCTCTACTGCCTCGCGCACCCGGGCCCCCTATTCGAAAGCACCCATTCCCGACCCGCCAAAAAAGATCAGCCGGCCGCCGGCTATTTATAGCAACCGCTCGCACCAGGAGCATATCGATCATATATTAAAAAACTACTGAAAATGAAATTAAAAATTGAAGTCGAATTGGATATTCCACTTGACAAGTTATTGAAAGAAGTCGCTCGCGCTCTAACGCAGCCGGCAACGGCGGAGCTCCTCTGGCATTACGACAAGGAGGAAGGCTTTGTGATGGAGCAAAAGCAGGGCAAGATTGAAATCACCAAACTTTAGCGCCGTGGAAAATAATCAAAATACCCCCCCCCATGTGGATTTCCGCCTCATCCTCCACGAGGATCTCCAGGTTAACTCGCAAGGCCTTCATAATAGCTCTTTTGAATTCAAGGGCTGCCAAACGTGCGCTATCAACGCCATAGCAGCCTACATGGAGGCGGATGAAAAATTCAGAAAGATGATCTTAACGGCGATCGGCGTTTACAGCGTAACGATCGCCACAAAACAAAAAAAGGATGAAAAATAAAGACCTGATCGCTGCCCTGCAGCACCTGGACCCCGAAATGGAGGTCTGCATCTACGACCTGCTTCTGAATAAATCCGCCGATGACGAGGATGGAGGCGTCCTGGGTATCTACCGCGACTTCCAGATCTTCCCATTGACCGAAAAGGATATGGCCGAGGGCTCACCTCCCTTCATCGCGCTATCCTTTACCGAGCCCTTCAGTGGCGACGTCTTCAGCCGGCTTGAGGAACGCACCTGCAGGGTCTGCGGATGCACGGATTACGACTGCCGGCAATGCATCGAGAAGACCGGCGCTCCCTGCAGCTGGGTGGAGAAGGATCTTTGTAGCGCATGTCTGCCTGCAGAACCGTGTTAAATGAGACAGGCCCGCTTTCGCGAGCCCGTCTTGCGGAGGGGAAGGGGATCGAACCCTCAATAGGATTACTCCTAAACCGGATTTTAAGTCCGGCGCGGCTACCAGTTTCGCCACCCCACAGGACCGATAAGCCCCAGGGGATGCCCTTCACACAATTATAAAAAACATAGAAACAAAAACCAAATCAGTGGCCACAAATCTCAAAAACTACACCTCCGAAGTCCCGGCGATCACCTCCATGGGTAAAATTGAACGCTGCCTGGTGGAGGCCGGAGCGACCGATATCAGCAAGAAATACTCCGATCAGATCTGCTCCTCCATCACCTTCCGGATGATGGTGAACCAGACGCCGCTCTTCTTCCAGCTGCCGGCGAAGGTCGATGCCTGCTTCAAAGCGATGTGGGGAACCATGACTACGCGGGGGCAGAATCAGGCCGATCGCAAAAAGTGGATGGCGCAGGCGGAGCGAACCGCCTGGAAGATCGTTTCCGACTGGGTGGAGATCCAGCTGAGCATGATCCAACTGGAGCAGGCCGAGGCGCTCCAGATCTTCCTGCCCTACGTATATAATCCCGCGACAGACCAGACTTTTTACGAGGGGCTGAAGGACAAAGGATTTAAGGCGTTGATGCCGGGATGAGGCTATTTTTCCGATTTAAATTCCTTATAAAATTTAAAGGCTTGGTGGAACGTAATCAGTGAGGTAGCAACCACGACCAGAAAAATCGCGATACCCTTGTAAATTTTGTCGTAAAACTGGAGCCAAACGATGTGTTTTACAGATTCTGCCTGAGCATCGAAGTCTAGATGCTTGAATTGGCGGTCTTTGGTTTCGGCAAGGAAATGCAGGGCGCTGTCGTTTGCTCTATTATGGCCGCTTTTTAAAAGTTTAAATAGCTGCACAGTTGTTTGTGCATATTCATCATAAAAAAGGCCGCCAGCACTGTCCTCGCCCGCGTTCCTGATGACTTTGAGGGCATAAATGGCGTTCGTTTTATCCAATGTCTGATTCCAGACCATTGTAAACATATTCGAATTAAACAGGCTAGTGTCTTTATAGTGATCTTTATGAATATCAGAATTGTCAATAACGTAATCGTCCAGTCTAAGATCAGATTGGTATTTCCAGTAATTGGTGACCGACCGCCTGATCTCTTCGATCGAATCTTTATTTGAGTCAATTATGAAAGTTTGCAAGAACCAGACTATCGCCAGTAAAAAGCTGCCAAGAATAAATCGGTATTGATCGCGCCATACCAGTTTTATTTTCTTCTTGAAAGGCAAAGGAGGTGGAGGCGGATCCGGTGATTGCGAAGGCGGCTTAACTTTTTTAGTCACAATAAAGATTAAGGGTTAAAAGCCAGCAAATTATAAATATAATCGTCACATGACAAGGGTAAAAACACCCATTTTATGAAATATGAGCACATTGTCCTATCATTTAGAAAAGGCCCGCGCCCATTACCAGGCCTTCCTTGCCCTCGAGGGGACGCTGAATATTGACTACCATCGGCGTCTTCTCCTGGTCAAAGCCCTGAACCGGGAAAAAACGAAGACGGGCGCAGCGCAGCTTACCGGGCTCACAGAAAGAACCGTCCACCGTCTTATCGATGATTTTGATATCCTTTTTGATCCACGCACCGAAACATACTATTAACGACCATGAGCATCCTCTCCGAGAATCTGAAAAAAGCCCGCCGCGCCGTGAACCTTTCCCAAGTCAGCGCTGCAGTCGTCCTCAAAATTAAGCGCTCGACACTTGCTTCGTATGAAGAAGGTCGGGCAACACCCGCTCCCTCATTAATTCCCGCCATCGTGGTCCTGTATCGCATAGTTGACTGGATGGGTTTCCTTCTCGAAAACGACTGGGACCCTGCCCATGACCTGAAGAAAACCGATACAGTTCCGGTCGATCAATACAACGATCTTCTCAAGGAACACCAGCGCCTGCTGGAAAAGCTAAGAAACCTGGCATCTAAATGCTAAATCGTCGCTAAAAATATTGGCACGTAAATTTTGTCTTTTATAGCTTTGAAGGACAATTCCTTTTAAAAGCTTGAAGGACCTCACGCCCAAACAGAAGCGCTTTTGCGATGAATACCTGGTGGACTACAATGCCACGCAGGCAGCAATTCGTGCCGGATATCTCAAAAGTTCGGCAACGTCTCAGGCTTCACGACTGTTAACCAATGCCAATGTCTCAGCCTACATCGCCTCCAAGGTAAAACGGGTCGAACAAAAGCTGGAGATATCTGCTGAGCGCACACTCCTCGAGCTCGCCCGCGTCGCCTACACTCCGGCTACCGCCTTTTACGACGAGAATGGCAATTTGATCCCGGTCCACAAGCTCGGCGCTGATGCCGCGGCATGCGTCAGCGGCATCGAGATCGAGGAGATAAAAGAAGAGGGCGCAGTTGTCGGCACTCTCCGCAAGATCAAACGCTTCGACAAAAACTCTGCCCTCACCAATCTGGCCAAACACTTCAAACTATTCGTTGACACTCCTCCGCCTCCCATCAATATCAACCTTGGTACATTATCGGCCGACGACCTTAAAAATCTGCTGGCCATCAAGAAAAAGATGAGCGGATGAGTGAGATCTCTGATATGCTGGTAACCATTCCGCTGAAGGAGATCGAAAAGAAGCTATTTGAATTAAGGGACTTCGACTTTATCACGGTCACCGACCGCGGCAAGAACTGGAAGCAGGAACAGGCCCTGCAGTCCCTCGTCAGCGGCAACTACCGGGAGATTCTCTACGGGGGCGCCGCGGGCGGCGCAAAGTCATGGACGGGCGCCAGCTGGCTGACGTTCATGGCGGAATGTTACCCGGGAACGCGCTGGTTTGTCGGACGGGAATCGCTGAAAAGCCTGCGGGAATCGACCTGGGTCACCTTCCAGAAGGTGTTCAAGGCCTATGGGATAGAAGGCTGGAAGTATAACGCGAACGACCACTTCGTCGAGTTCGGCAATGGCAGCCGGATCGAGTTCCTCGAGCTGAAGTACTACCCGTCCGATGATCTCTTCGAGCGCTTCGGATCGAGGGAGTTCACCGGCGGCTGGATCGAGGAGGCTGGTGAGGTGCATTTCGGGGCCTTCGACGTCCTCAAGACGCGTATTGGCCGGCACCTGAATGACAAATATGGGATCGGTCCGGTGCTGTTCATAACCTGCAACCCGAAAAAGAATTGGCTCTATTTCAGCTTTTATAGCCCTTGGAAGGAAAAGAAGCTGAAGCCGCACCGGCTCTTCATTCAGGCCTTTGTGCAGGACAACCCGGCCAATGAAAGCGCCTACCAGGCACAGCTGGAGTCGATCGAGGATAAGGGAAAGCGCGAGCGCCTGCTGCTGGGCAACTGGGAATATGATGACGACCCCGCCGCGCTCTGCGACTTCGATGCGATCGTCGATCTGTTCACGAATGACCATATCCTGCCCGGTGATGCCAAAACAGGAGCCGCGGATCTGGCCATGCAGGGACGGGACCGGTTTGTCGCCGGCAGCTGGGCCGGGGACGTCTGTTACGTCCGGATCGATCAGGAGGAGGCCACCGGTAAGGAGATTGAGGAGGAGCTGAGGCGAATGATGACGGACGAGCATATTCCACGCAGCAAGCTGGTGGCGGATAGTGACGGTCTCGGCAACTACCTCGGCAGCTATCTCAAGGGGATCAGGACGTTTCACGGCGGCGCGAAGGCCTTCAATGAAAAAGTTTTTGCCAACCTGAAGTCTGAGTGTGGCTACAAGCTGGCCGAAATGGTGAATAAGCGCCTTCTCCGGATCATCTGCAGCGAGGAGCAAAGGGAGCGGATCATCGAGGAGCTTTCAGCCCTGAAGGCGCTGGATGTGGATAAAGACGAGTCCCGGAAACGGATCATACCCAAAAAGGACATGAAGGACCTGCTGGGACGATCCCCGGACTACCTGGACATGCTGATCATGTCCATGATCTTTAGAGTAAAGCCCCGGTCGGCGTACGGGGTTTCTGTCGGATAAAAATTTTACTATGGCAACCTACACCTTTGAACAGAAGCGGGATATCATCATCAAAAACCCCAACGAGAAGCTGGTGGCGAAAGCCCGCGAGCGCAACAAAAAGTTTCTCCTGCACACCCATGGCGTCGGCCTGAAGGATGCGATCAAAAAGGAGGATTATTTTGAGAATGCTGATATCTACAAGAGCCGCCATGAGCTTGCGATCAGCAACAAGGACATGCTCGCCCGCACCCTGCAGGAAGAAGAGCAGGTCTTCACCGCCCGGGGCGGTGCTACTCATTTCCAGCTGCCGACGGACCTCGAGCAGCAAATGAACGGGCTGCTGGAGAACGTCGCCTGGGGATCCAACCTGCGCCAGTGGGTCCAAAATTTCGGTCTGCAGGCCTACCGCAACGATCCCATGGGTATACTGTTCATGGAGGTGGAGCAGCTGCTGCAGGTGGATGGCGTCGCGATCGAAACGCCCAGGTGTTATCCCACGTACAAGAGCACCCAGTCCGTCTACGACTACCAGCCCAATGGCCGCCGGCTGGAATATGTCTGTTTCCAGCTCAGCGTCGAGCAGCTGCAGCAATTCGGGATCGAGGACAAGGACTTCACGATGTTCCCTGAAAATGGCCGGATAGCGCCAAAGGACCAGCAAACCCCTTATTACAGGTTCGTCGATGACAAAGAGGATATTATCCTGAAGCGGGATAACGATAAGGTTCTCATTGTTGCCAACATGAAGCAGCTGAACCCTATCCCGAACCAATGGGGCCGCGTGCCTGGCTTCATCGCCTCCGATCTGATCCGCTTCGATGAGCCGGAGTGTTTCGCCTCCCCGCTGGAGTTCATCATCGAGCTTTGCGGCACCTTCCTGACGGACAGGTCAATCCGTGATCTGCAAAAAAAGTATCACGGCTTCGCCAAAGCGGTTGAGCCGATGCTGCAGTGTTCCACATGCGCGGGCGAAGGACAGGTCAAGGGGTCGTCCTGTCCGGACTGCACCCCGCCCGGTGCCAACCGCGGAACTGGCTACAAGCTCCGGACAAAGGTGTCAGAGATATCCAAGTTTCCAATGGAGATCATGGAGACGATCACCGGCTTTGACTTCCGCAAGATCTTCGGCTATGTGACCCCCGATATCGAGTCCTGGACACAGCAGGATCTGTCGATCGACCAGCTGGAGCAACTGATCTACTATACCTATTGGGGAGTGGCCCGGGATCCGACCGGCGCCCAGCAGGGAAAGACCGGAGATAAGACGGCCTATGAGGTTAAGACTAACCTCCGGCCCAAATATGCCCGTCTGAATGCAACCGCCGATTGGGCCGAGGGCACCGAGAATATGATCGCGGACCTGATTGGTCAGTTCTGGCTGGATAGCTCGTACAAGACGGGCACCAAACCGATCAGCTATGGACGCAATTATATCCTCGAGACGCCGGCCACACTCCGACAGGAGTACTTTGACCTTCGGACCAACGGAGCGCCGGATTTCCTGCTGGATGAGGCCATGGAGCGCTATCTGCGTTGTCTGTACGAATCCAGCCCGGTCCAGCTCGCCAAATACATCAAGCTGCTGAAAGTCGAACCATTCCCGCATATGGATCTTGTCGACGCCAAGGATATCATCCCATCCGAGGATGACTACAACAACAAGGTCTATTTCGGGGAGTGGTATGACACGCTGCAGGATATCTACATCATCGACACGCCCGTCGAAAAGCTCAGGACCGATCTGCAGGCCTATGTAAAAGCCAAGAACATCAAGCCGAGGCCTCTGCCTGCGGCACCGGTACCGCCCGTTGATAAACCCAAACCGGTAGAGGAGCCGGCTGATCTGTAATGGAATTCCCCTGCAAACTTGAATTTGCCCTGCCGAGCCTTAGCCGGCAGGATATTATTGAGCCCCGCGCCAGTTATCTGGAACTGAGGGAGCGTGATTTTACACTTCTCCTTCGCTTTAGAGCCAGTCAGCCGCAGGAAAAAGATGATTCACTGCCCTGGGAAGAGGTGGATAGCGATTTCGAGCTCGTTGGTAAGCGGACCGCAGTGACGGCAGTGGAAAAAATGTGGATTCAGGATGAGAAGCGATGGCGGATAAATATTGGAATGAAGGGAACCGCCCGGGATATTCAGCTCTATTTCAAAAAACAGGTGGAATGTGAACCGATCTACCACCAGCTGATCAATTATTTTTTCAACAACAATCCCACATAAATGGCCTTACACTACAAAACGAGGGATACCGCCGTCAGGAAGCACGGACACCTCAAGGGCGAAGTTCTCCGCAGGGCGCTGGAGACGGACGTCACAAACTACTCTGCTGAAGAAATTGAGGGGATCATCGCCTTCATCGAGAAGGGCCCCGATGGCGCCACCCTGTCCAGCCACAATGCTGATCAGCCCGGCGCGAAGGCCGCAACCTCCGCCCCGCCGCCGCCTCCTTCGAAGCCTGAACCGGCTAAGCCCGTCGCAAAAGCCACCCCGTCCAGCCCCAATGCTGAGCTGTACGCCCAACTGAAGGCCTTCGACTACGAGAACCTGCGCGGTGAATCGTTCAAGCGTTACTGCATGTT